CTTTCAACATTGCGTCTGCCATTTCATAAGCATCAATTGCCACCTCATCAACAGGTCGAAGATATATCGGTCGATCTTTGTATGTCATCATTTCCTGCATAGCCTTTGCCGCAAAGTAGTCTCGCAATGTCATGCCTGTATCAAACCCTGATGGACTTATTCCATTGGCGTATTGATTTGTTGGAAATGCTGGTGGGTTTTTCATTTGTTGCCGTCCGTTGTGATTGATTCAGTGCGGTGGCGAATGCAGTTCTTCCCGCAGGATTCCGTGTAGTTGCGCTCGGTGCTTACTTGCTCGCCGCAACGGGTAAAGTAATGCGTACCATCGTCCACAAACTTATAGACCCTGCATCCATCAGCCTCAGACAAGAGCTGTGGAATGCGCATCTCAACTTTCTGTTCAGCACTCAAGCCAAACATCAGTTGAAACGTCCCTATCAGTCCAAGGACAATAAACACCCCAATTACCAATGTGGCAATCGTTACTTTGAGTTCGTTCATCATTTCTTCATCCCCCTGATATAGATCGCAAACGAATTGATGGTGTCCTGACCAAAGCCAGTCATCTTCTCGATAGCCTGTGCCACTTCCTCAATGACTTGATCTCGGTATGGATTTGTTGCCACAAACATCGTTGCTTTCACAGCCTCCTTGCGTTGCTGTGCCTGTCGTTCAATCTCGTTGAACGCCTCATCTTCTGGATCTAATATCATTTCCCGCCTCCGTTCTGCATCCTGTCAAGCGCATATAAAAACACCGCAATCGTTACACCGCCAAGGCCAAGGCCAATAAACAGCACCGCAATCAAAGCAAATACGTCCAATAACATTTCACTCCTCCACACAATGTTGCACAACTATACACTATCTTTCACACACCAGTTAGATAGGATAAACACCTACCAGCTATAACTCAATAGAAAAAATAACCACAATTATTTACTTACTTCTCCAGTCTGTTTCATTCCAGTTCCCTTTGCCGTGATTGCAGTCATGACAAAGTATCTGCAAATTATTTATTTCAAGAGCCAATTCTGGGTAACGTTTCCGTGGTTTTATGTGGTCAACGTTCATTACTGCGCCAGTTTCTGGCGTAGCGCCGCAGCACATACACCTTCTTCCATACTTGATTAGCGCCTCCATACGCAGCTTGCGCCATTGGTAAGAGGACAAAAAAGCATCTGACGCAACATACACATTTGACCGCTTCGGTTTCTTTGCTGTGACTTTCCTCACAACAGAGCAGCTTTTTAACTTCTCAAACTTGTTCCTGCCAATAATGTGGTCAATGTTCTCTTTCACCCACACAGAACTGGTGAAGTTCATCGGCATTGGTAATCCATCCACCTCAAGAGCCATGCAAACAAGGTCATACAACTTCACATCCTTTTTAGACGCATAGCCTAATCTGCTCTTGCAGTAGCGTGTGAAGTACGTTGATCTGATTGTCTTGCCGTTGATTTTCATTTTGACTCCGAGGAAGTGAGTGAGCTTCTTTCGGGAAAGCTATGCCTATCGGCAGCCGTAGCCGCCTACATAGCATTACCTGACTCGTCGTGCGTTCGTTTCGCCGTATCAGGGGGTGCGTAAAGTTGTTCGCCGCACCCTATCCCCCAGTGTTATCTGCTCAACGTGCAGCTTTCCCTGACCACACCACCGGGAGGCATCTCTATCATCGCCACCGTGTACCGCCACAATGAAGAACGGATTGGTATAGCTACTGTCGAAAACACTCTATCCCTATGCGTCCGAATGGGGAGACTTCTGTTCGGAATACAACACAAGCCAGAACTGTAGCGACCCTGCTCGCACGGTACTACCCTTTCTCTGCCGCCATGACGCTTTACAAATACTCAGTTCCTGCCGCTTGTATGAGATCTAACCCGATAGACTCTTGTGCCGAGTAGCGGCCACAAAGCAAAAAACCCATTGGTGAACGAGCTTTAGGCTTGGTTGCCGCATAAAGGGCTGTCTACAGCAGACACCTTTAGCTTTGACGAAGCCCGCTCACCAATGGGTTTGCGAGTTGCGTTCTGTAGAAACTACAACGGGTTACCAGTCCGTTGATGCGGTGGATTTTACATATGCTTTAAGCCGTGTCAAGTGGTGTCATGTACATTTATTTGGATTTTTTGTACATGAGTCAAGCATCATGGCTACTTATTGCCGTTTTTTGAGAATCTCAAATACGACATTTTGTCGTTTTTGGTTGCAGGGGGAGGAATCGCGCCTCCGTCCTTCCGGGTATGAGCCGGACGCTCTACTACTGAGCTACCCTGCGGCATAAAAAACGGGGTCTGTTACGACCCCGCCAAAAGGAAACACATGAACGTGGCAACTGCTTACCACACCCAAATCATACACACTTTTTCAAAATCTCCAGAGCTTCCTCAACACTGTTGACCACAGCCAATACGCCACCAGTCCACTCGTCAAAGAACTTCTTCTCCGCTGGCGTTAACTCCCGCGCCGATGGAGGCTTCCTCCCATCCTTCACCTCCAGCAACAAGGTGTATCCCCTGTATCCAACCAGCAGATCAGGAACCCCGTCACCCATCGTTATCACCCGCACATACGCCCCGCAAGCCCTCAAAGTCTCAACGATTTGGTCTTGATTGGCATCCACACGATTCGCTCGCCGCATAGTGGTAACGTTTCCAGAGTTTCAATAATGTACCAGTTATATCACACCACTTGACACCACACAATTCATCAGGTACATTACAATGCCAAGCAACAGACAGGAGTGAGCATGGATGAGAGTGATTTGATTGACTGTCGGTACAACAATTACCTGTCAGCCAAGGAGTTTGAACAGGAGGAACTGCGTAGAAACCTAGAAAAGTACGGAACTTTTGGAACAAAACATGAAACTAACAAACAAGTACAACCTGCCACAGACATTTGTGAACGTGATACACCGCCCGACCTACACCAAGGGGAAGGCCAACATCTCGGCAACGGAACTGCTCAACAGTCCTCGCATCGTTCAACTCAAGCGTAAGCATTGGGATGAGATTGAGACTGATGCCAGCGAGATGGTGTGGGCGCTGTTCGGCTCTGCCGTTCACAACATCCTAGAACACGGAAAAGACGATCATCACATTGTTGAAGAGCGTATCTTTACCGAGTACGAAGGATGGAAACTCAGCGGCGCGATTGACTTACAGGAAGTCGAAGAGGATGGAATCATCATCTCCGATTACAAAGTCACAGGCGCATGGTCAGTGATGAATGAGAAACAAGACTGGCACAACCAGTTAAATGTTTACGCATGGCTGGTTGAGCGAGTTAAGAAGCAACCAGTGAAGAAGCTTCAGATCATTGCCATCGTGCGTGACTGGACAGCAAGGGATGTAGCCAAAGAAGGCTATCCATCTTCACCGATTGCGACTATTGAAATCCCACTGTGGCCGATGGAAGAGCGTGAGGCATACGTCAACAGCCGTATCAACCTGCACAGCGAAGCCTATTTCGAAAGCGAGACAGAAGGCGAAATGTCTGAATGTACGCCTGATGAAATGTGGGAGAAGCCAGAAAAGTTTGCCGTCAAGAAAGAAGGCGGCGTAAGAGCAAAGTCATTACATGACAGCCGAGCAGAAGCAGAGATAGCGTTACCACCCAAAGGCTATTTCATTGAGCATCGCCCCGGCACACGCACACGATGCGAGTCCTATTGTCAGGTCAGCGGCTTCTGCAATCAGTACAAAAAATATCTTGAATCAAAGGAACAATGAAAATGGCAACAGCAAAGAAAACTCGTGAAAGCCGAGCAGCAAAGATCCGCGCATACTTCACCGCAAACCCGGACGCTACAACCACAGCAGTGGCTAAGAAGTTCAAGACTTCCTACCAAATTGCGTACATGGCTAAGAAGAGTATGGAGCCCAAGAAGATTGTGGTGACAGCAACAGAAGCAGCTATGGCAAAAAGGCTAGGCGTATCAGCATTGGACTACGCAAAGCAAAAAGCCAAGATACTCAAGAAGGTCAAGCCAAAACAAACCAAAAACCCACTCGATATGCTTCCCAAGTTAGGTGAAAGCATTGGCGGCTTGACCTTGACACGCAAAGCAGATGGTGACCATTTTGTTTACAAGTGGGTGCGCGATGCGTTGGTTGCTTCAGGCGAGGTGTTAGTTGACGCTCCAGCAGAAATTGTTGATAACGTCAACCAACCTGCCCACTACAAAGTGGGTGGCATCGAGACAATCGACTTTATCGAAGCCAAGGAACTGGACTATCACTTGGGCAATGCTGTGAAGTACATCAGCCGCGCCAACCACAAGGGCAACCGCAGAGAAGACTTGGAAAAAGCTCAGTGGTATCTCAATCGCGCCATTTCACAAATTAAGGAATAACCATGTCAGTCTATAAAAAACTGCAAGCCGCACGGCTAAAGCTTGTTAACTCAGGCATCAAGAAGACAGGCCACAACACCTATGGTGGATGGCAATACTACGAACTGGGCGACTTTATCCCAACAGTCCACAAGATCTTTGACGAGATTGGTCTGTGCGGTGTCGTGACGTTCGGAGACACAGCTACTCTGACAGTCTATGAAGCAGACGGCGAAGGCAAGATTGAATTCTCAACGCCTATCGTCTACGCAGAAGCAGCCAAAGGCCAGCCGATACAGCAATTGGGCAGCACCCACACCTACTTGCGCCGTTACCTGTGGCTCATGGCTATGGAGATTGTGGAGGCCGATGTGGTTGACGCTGAGCAACAAGAAGAGAAGTCTGAGCCTGTGAAGGTGACCCCAAAGGCCAAGCCGCCAGCAAAGATGGAAGGCAAAGACCTGCCTTGGCAAATGAAGCTCACGGCCAAAGAAGACTGCCCTCCAGAAGAGTGGGTGACGCTGGTCATGGACGCTGCAAACATCCAGCTTCAGATGGCTGAGTCAGAGAGCGATGTGACAACCATCTTCAAGGTCAACCGCAACATCTTCGACAAGCTGAAGGAACTTGACGAGGCACAGTACGCCGCAACATTGGCGGCATTCAAAGTTTACAAAGACAGATTTAAGGAGCAATAAATGGCACAGTACCCAAACAGTGGAAAGCTTTCCGCAAACCGTTACAAAGACGCACCCAACAAGCCTGACATGGTGGGCGAACTGACAATGGATCGTTCTGCCCTCAAGCAGTTGATGGAGCAGCATGATGCAGATGACATCGTTATCAAGCTGGGCGCATGGAAGATGACTGGTCAATACGGTGAGTGGCTGCGTATGTCTTGGAACAACTACACGCCCAAGCCAAAGGACAACCCATACGTCCCGCCCAAACCTGCTGCCGCACCCAAGCAGCCCGATGTGCTTGATGACCAAGACGTGCCTTTTTAGTCATGAAGACAAGTCAGTTTGAGGGCGTGAAAGTCGCCATGAAGCAAGATAGAACAGGGTATGTTCTTACTCTGTCTATTCATCCTGACGAGATTCCAGATGAGGTCATGCGAGATTTTGTTGGGGCTAGGTATCAAGTGGTTATGGTTCGTATCAACGGCGAAGAAAAGCCAATGAACAGGGATCATGACTTACCCCGCGATGTAGTCCAGCTTGCTGGAATCTTGTGCAACGACCCAAGGTTCCACGACTGGTTGGTAGCCATTGGATTTATTTCCGAGGCCAATACAAAGCTGGCAACAGATTGGCTGCGCTCTGAGCTTGGTGTGATCTCTCGCACCGAACTCAAGACAAATGCAGAAGCAGCACAACTTTTATTAAACATCAATGAGGAATTCAAAGCATGGAAGCG